TGGATCAAGCATCTCCTCAAATTGAGATTGAGATCGAAGACCCCGAGTCCGTACGGATTGATATGGGTGATATGGAGATTGAGATCGAGCCTGACAAAGATTCAGAAGATGACTTCAATGCCAACTTGGCTGAGTTCATTGGTGAAGATGTCTTGCAAAGTCTTGCTGAAGAATTGATCAGTGACTATGACGAAGATGTAGCCAGTCGCAAAGACTGGATGCAGACTTACGTTGATGGCCTAGAGTTGTTGGGCATGAAGATTGAAGAACGCACAGAACCTTGGGAAGGTGCGTGTGGTGTGTTCCACCCTATGTTGTCTGAAGCTCTAGTGAAGTTCCAATCAGAAACAATGATGGCAACGTTTCCTGCCGCTGGGCCAGTCAAGACCCAGATCATTGGTAAAGAGACGCCTGCTAAGAAAGAGTCTGCACAGCGCGTAGCAGACGACATGAACTACCAACTCACTGATGTGATGAAGGAATACAGGCCAGAGCATGAGCGCATGTTGTGGGGCTTGGGTCTGTCTGGTAATGCGTTCAAGAAGGTGTACTTTGATCCGTCGCTTGATCGCCAAGTGTCGTTCTTCGTTCCTGCTGAAGACATCGTTGTGCCTTACGGCGCGAGTAACCTAGAGTCTTCCCCGCGTATCACTCATGTGATGCGTAAGACTGAGAACGAGTTGCGTAAACTTCAAGTGGCTGGGTTCTATTGCGATGTTGACTTGGGCACACCTGACAACGTGCTGGATGAAGTCGAGAAGAAGATCGCAGAGAAGATGGGCTTTAGAGCCACTGCCGATGATCGCTTCAAACTCTTGGAAATGAACGTAGACCTTGACTTAGAAGGCTATGAGCACAAAGACAAGAAGGGTGAGAAGACTGGCATTGCACTGCCGTATGTAGTCACTATTGAAAAGGGAACCAGCAACGTGCTGGCCATTCGTCGCAACTGGGAGCCAGATGATGAGACCTACACAAAACGACAGCACTTTGTCCATTATGGATACGTTCCGGGATTTGGTTTTTACTGCTTTGGCCTCATTCACCTCATTGGGGCTTTTGCTAAGTCAGGCACTTCTCTTATTCGTCAGCTTGTCGATGCTGGTACTTTAAGTAACCTGCCCGGCGGCTTCAAGACTCGCGGTATGCGTGTCAAGGGAGACGACACTCCAATTGCTCCGGGTGAGTGGCGTGATGCAGATGTGGCAAGCGGCACACTGAAAGACAACTTACTGCCCCTGCCGTACAAAGAGCCAAGCCAGACATTGATGGCTTTGCTTGGTCAGATCGTTGAAGAAGGCAGACGCTTCGCCAACACAGCGGACTTGACTCTCAGTGATATGAGTGCGCAAGCGCCTGTAGGTACTACCTTGGCGATTTTGGAGCGTACGCTCAAGAACATGTCTGCCATTCAGGCACGTGTTCACTACTCGATGAAGCAAGAGTTGGGACTCTTAAAGCACATCATTGCTGAGTACACACCAGACGACTACGACTACCAGCCTACTGAAGGCAGTCGCAAGGCCAAGAAATCTGACTATGATGATGTTGATGTTATACCTGTCAGTGATCCTAATGCGTCAACAATGGCGCAGAAGATTGTGCAGTATCAAGCTGTTCTCCAGCTTGCTCAAGGTGCGCCTCAACTCTACAACTTACCACTTTTGCACCGTCAGATGCTCGATGTGTTAGGTATCAAGGATGCGCAAAAACTTGTGCCAATGGACGACGACCAGAAGCCCACTGACCCAGTATCTGAGAACCAGAATGTGCTCAAAGGCAAGCCGGTCAAAGCGTTCCTGTCTCAAGATCATAAGGCTCACATTGTTGTGCACATGGCCGCAATGCAAGACCCCAAGATTCAGGCACTCTTGCAGCAGAACCCGATGGCGCAAGCCATGCAGTCAGCCATGATGTCTCACATCAACGAGCACTTGGGCTTTGAGTATCGCAAGCAGATCGAAGAGACATTGGGTATGCAGTTGCCACCACAGACAGATGAGTCTGGTGAAGAAGTTCAGATGTCTCCAGAAGTGGAAGCACGTCTGTCTCCGATGTTGGCACAGGCCGCACAGCAGTTGCTCCAGAAAAATATGCAGGAAGCACAACAGGCTCAAGCGCAACAACAAGCGCAAGACCCGATTGTTCAAATGCAGATGCAGGAGTTGCAACTCAAGGCGCAAGAAAACCAGCGCAAGGCCGCTAAAGACCAAGCCGACAACGCCATCAAAGCGGCGCAGTTGCAGGTTGAGCGTGACCGCATTCAGACACAGCAAGCCACTGATGACAAACGCATCAAGATGGACGCAATGAAGACCGTTGTTCAGATGGAGAGCGATAAGCAGCGCCACATGATGGACAAAGGTGTAGATGTCCTCAAGCAACTTTCTAACAAGAGTCATGAAGAGCAACTGCGGGCAATGCAGGAGCGCATCCAAATGAGACAAAGACAACCTAAAGGAGAATAAATGAATGGATTTGAAGTTCTCATCCAACAAGCGGATGAGAAGATTGATCAACTCAAGGACTATCTGGCCGAGGGCAAGGCCGAGTCCTTTGAGGATTACAAGAAACTGTGTGGTGAGGTTCGTGGTCTACTCATCATGCGGGGATACACCCTAGACCTGAAACAACGATTGGAGACTTCGGATGACTAGTTCCATCCTATTGGCTACAGACGCCAATAACCCACAAGTCGTGGGCACCTATAACTGGGAATCATCAATGGAGGAGAAGGGTAAGCAATTACCAAAGCCATCTGGCTACCGAATCCTTTGTGCAATTCCAGAGGCAGAGAAAGAGTTTGAGGACAGTGAGATTGGAATTATCAAAGCTGATGAAACCATGCGCAACGAGGAGACCCTCACAACGGTCTTGTTTGTTGTTGATATGGGGCCAGACTGCTATCAAGACCCATCTAAGTTCCCTACTGGGCCGTGGTGCAAACCCGGGGATTTTGTCCTCGTGCGTCCACACTCAGGTTCTCGCTTGGTCATACATGGCCGTGAGTTCCGCATCATCAATGACGATACTGTCGAGGCCGTCGTAGACGATCCCCGTGGTATCAAACGTAAATAAAAGGAGCACAAAATGCCTTTAGACGACGACACAGAATTCAAGTTTCCAGACGAAGTTGAAAGTAAGGGTAAACCCTCACAAAACGCAGAGCCTGAAATTGAGATTGAAATTGAAGACGACGCCCCGGCTGAAGACCGTGGCCGACAGCCTCTACCCAAGCCTCTGGTTGAAGAACTAGAGAAGGATGAGCTAGACCAGTACGACGACAACGTAAAGACCAAACTTAAGCAAATGCGTAAGGTTTGGCACGATGAGCGCCGTGAGAAAGAGTCCGCCCTGCGTGAACAGCAAGAAGCTGTCACTTTGGCACAACGCCTGCTAGAAGAGAATAAGCGCATCAAAGGTATTCTTACCAACGGCGAGAAAGAGTACGTCTCTACCATTCAGAGTAATGCTGATATGGAGTTGAAGATTGCTCAACGTGCCTATAAAGAAGCGTATGAGGCAGGTGACTCTGACAAGATGATGGAGGCCAACCAAGCGTTGCAAATGGCCAACCTAAAATCTATACAGGTAAAAAACTTTCGCATGCCCTCTTTACAAGAAGAGGAATTTCAAGTACAACAGCAACAAGTGCAGTATCAACCTGCACCGAGCATACCTGAACCGGACAATAAAGCAGTAGCGTGGCAAAAGCGCAATAGCTGGTTTGGACAAGATCGGAGTATGACGGCCTTTGCTCTGGGTTTACACGAAGACCTAAGAGACAGTGGTGTAGAGGTTGGTTCTGATGAGTATTACCGCGAATTGGACAATACAATGCGCAAACGGTTTTCAGAGAAATTTGAAAGCCAAGAAGACAATAGACAGCAGACCCGGACAAGACCCGGTACTGTAGTCGCCCCGGCAGTTCGTAGCACGGCCCCTCATAAGGTTAAGCTAAAGCAAAGCCAAGTAAACCTAGCCCGAAAACTGGGTTTAACGCCAGAGCAATATGTGAAGGCACAACTTGAATTGGAGGCCCGTAATGGCTGATATTAAAGACAACAAACTCACACGCGAGTTAACAACACGTGCGGTACAGGAACGTCCCAAGCAGTGGGCGCAACCTGAACTGTTGCCCGAGCCAGACAAACAGCCCGGATACAACTATCGCTGGATTCGTGTTTCTACGATGAACAATGCTGACCCACGTAACTTATCGGCCAAACTCCGAGAAGGTTGGGAACCCGTTGCCATTGAAGAACAACCGAAATTTCGACTGTTAGCCGATCCCCAAAGTCGTTTTAAAGACAACATTGAGGTCGGTGGATTATTGCTTTGCAAGACACCTACTGATTTTGTAGACCAGCGAAATGCCCATTTTGCCAAAGTCACTCAATCTCAGACAGATGCTGTAGACAATAGTTTCATGCGTCAAAGTGATGCGCGGATGCCGCTCTTCCAAGAGCGTAAGTCCTCGTCCAGCTTTGGCAAAGGTACTTAAATTTTTAAGGAGTCTTAAATGGCTTATCCCGTCGTCTCGGCCCCCTACGGCCTAAAGCCGATCAACCTGATCGGTGGTCAGGTATTTGCTGGTTCTACCCGCATTTACTCGATCCAGTATGGTTTTGCGTCAAACATCTTTTACGGTGATTTGGTCAATATTGTTCGTGGTTCTATTGTTAAGAACACTGACACTACTGACTCTACTGGCAATGGTTTGGTTGGTGTGTTCTTGGGTTGTGAATATACAAACCCTACAACTAAGCAAACGCAATTTGCTCAGTACTGGCCCGCTGGTACTACTGCTACTGGTAGAGCTATCGTCTGTGATGATCCTGACACAGTGTTTAAAGTAGTAATGTGTTCCGCTACAACGGTCATTGCTTCTGCTTCTACTGCTCTGTTAGGTCAAAACTTTGGTTTGATTCAAAATGCAGGTAACGTCAACACAGGTAATTCTGCTGTTGCCGCTCTGTATGGCTCATCAAGCACAAGTGTTGATTTTGCTCTACGTGCAGTTGGTTTGGTTGAAGAAACTGCCATTCAAACTAGCGCAACTGGTTCATCTTCCTCTACTACCATTACATTGACTGGCTCTGGTTTACCTAGCGCGTTGGTGGTGGGTACAGAAGTTGGCTACCTTGCTGCTAATGGTCAGTACATTCAATCTGGCTCGTACGTATCTGCGGCTGCGGCTGCTGGTGCAACAACAGTGACCATCAATTCTGCGATTGCAGTTCCCGGCGGTGTTACGGCTATTCCAGCCGCTTCCACTATTCTTTTCACCCAGTATCCAGAAATGCTTGTCAAATTAAACTTTGGCACACATTCCTATTACACTGGCACAGCCGTCTAAGGAGCTAAATCATGGCTATTTCACGCGCACAACTACTTAAAGAACTTCTCCCCGGCCTGAACGCTTTGTTCGGTTTGGAGTACGCAAAATATGGTGAAGAGCATAAAGAAATTTATGAAACTGAAACCTCTGAGCGTTCTTTTGAAGAAGAAACGAAACTGTCTGGTTTCTCTGCTGCCCCCGTTAAAAACGAGGGTTCTGCCATTGCTTATGACAATGCGCAGGAAGCATGGACTGCCCGATACAACCACGAAACCATCGCTTTGGGTTTCTCGCTGACCGAAGAGGCCATCGAAGACAACTTGTACGACAGCCTGTCTGCTCGTTACACCAAAGCTCTGGCTCGTGCTATGGCCTACACCAAGCAAGTTAAAGCTGCTGCTGTTCTAAACAACGGTTTCAGCAATGCTTACGCTGGTGGTGACGGTGTTGCTCTGTTCTCCAGCGCACACCCATTGGTGTCTGGTGGTACTAACAGTAACATTCCATCTACCCCTGCCGACCTGAATGAGACTTCTCTTGAGAACGCTGTTATTCAGATTAGCTTGTGGACAGACGAGCGTGGCTTGTTGATCGCCGCTAAACCTAGCAAATTGGTGGTTCCACCTGCACTCCAGTTCACGGCAACTCGCTTGCTTGAGACTGAATTGCGTGTGGCTACTGCTGACAATGATATCAACGCATTGAAGAACAATGGCTCTATCCCCGGTGGATATACCATTAACCACTTCTTGACTGATACCAATGCTTGGTTCTTGTGCACAGACGTGCCTAACGGTATGAAGCACTTTGTGCGTTCGCCTTTGGCTCAGTCAATGGACGGCGACTTCGATACAGGTAACGTTCGTTACAAGTCTCGTGAGCGTTACAGCTTCGGCTGGTCTGACCCATTGGGCATGTTTGGTTCTGCCGGTGCTTAATATTTCTTAGGAAATATTTGGAGAAGGGGGCTTGTGCCCCCTTTTCTTTTGTTGTATATTGCTTTCAACCCGGGGTTATCCGGTGCATTAGACAGTCCCGGCTGACGACATACAGACTAATGCACTTCACTTGTATGTAAGGACACATCATGGCAACCACCACGTTCTCCGGCCCAGTCGTATCTAACAACGGCTTTGATACGGGCACTTCAGCTTCCCCCCTTGCTGTAACTACAGCGCAAAACGTTAATGCTGCATTTGTTACAACATCTGCTACTACTGGCGATACACGTCTAAGCTACAACAAGCTGACCTTTACCTCTACAGGTTCAGGCGAAACTCTCCGTGCTTTTTCTGTTGTGACTGGCACTGCTGCTGCAACAGGCGGAACGATCAACGGCGCACACATTTCTTTAAGTGTTGACGGCGCATCAGCAACTATCTCCGGCGCAGCTAATGCAATCCGCGCTACTTTAGGCGGGTCTGACGCTACTCCCGGCGGTACTTTGTCTGTGATTCAACTGGACACCGCCTACACAGTTAATGCAACTTTGCCTGCAACTGCTTCGTTCATTCGCGTGTCTGACAGCGGCACAAATACGGGTGAGATTCCTTTGTTGATGAACATTGAGACAGCCCCTGCTGCTACGATTGCGCCTACAGCAACCAGCGTTACTACTGTAGCCAAAGCAATCAAAGTGATGATTGGCGGCACTGTGTACTACGTTCCTGCGTACTCGACCTTTGCATAATGCAGATCACCAAGGAATTCTTGGAGTCTGAGATTAGTGAACTTGAGACTGAAGCACAGAAAGCCCAAACCTTTTTGACTCAGGCTCAAGCCACAATCCAAGCGTACAAGATGCTCATAAACAGGCTAGAAGCACCAGAACCGGAGCAACAACATGACGATGCAATATGACGTAGAGTCGTATCACAACACTGTATCGGGTGTAGCTGTGCCTTATCGCACCCGTTTAAAGGGGGTTGTAATATCTCCCACAACGTCTACTACATACAACATAGCTTTTGCCAATAATGTGGCCCAGTCTGGTACGTATGACATCCCCGGGACTACAACTTGTACAGTGACTATTGCGGGTCATGGGGTTGCTTTAGGTTCACGTGTGTGGCTAGAGTTTGCTACTGGTAGTGGCGTCAGCAATATGTATTTGGTAACAGCGGTAACACAAAATACTTTTACGGTGACAACAGGAGTGTTAACTACTTCTGGAAATGTGACTGTGTACAACCAAATTTTGGTTGAGATTGATTGCTCAACTGCTACTTCGTTCTATACGTTCATTCCGGGCGAAGGTGTTTTGGCTTTAGATGGTATTTATGTGGGATTGCCCGCAGCGAGTGTCGTAACCTCAACCATTTTTTATGGATAAGGGGTAAGCCATGACAATGCAGTATGACGTTAAAGCAATCCATCAAAGTGCTTCGGGCACGGCGGTAAGTTACGCTACACGGTTAAAAGGTATTACTGTAACTTCTGGCACATCTTCAATACGTAATATGGCTGTTGCTGATCCCACAGTGAGTAAATCAGGCACATACACCCAAACAACAACCACAATCACCGTTACGATTGTGGGCCACGGTTTAGTCAATGGGCAACGTGTCTTTTTGGATTTTACAACTGGCACATCAAGAGATGCAGTATTTGCAGTAACAGTCACAGATGCAAACGTGTTTACTGTAACTTCTACAACCGCTAGTGCATCCGGCAACGTGACCATGTACACCACTTTGTTATTGGAATTGGACACATTCAGCACGGTAGGCTTGCCAATCAGGATTCCCGGCGAAGGTATTTATTGTCCCAACGGTGTTTACGTTGGCCTTGGTAATTCTGTAACGGCAACGATTTATTATGGCTAAGTCACCAGCATGGACGAGAAAAGAAGGCAAGAACCCCGAGGGCGGGTTGAACGCCAAAGGTCGAGCCTCTGCGAAAGCGCAAGGCATGAATTTGAAACGTCCCCAGCCAGAAGGCGGCTCCCGGCGAGACTCTTTCTGTGCGAGGATGAGTGGCATGAAAAAGAAGCTAACCAGCGCGAAGACGGCAAACGATCCGGATTCCCGAATCAATAAGTCCTTGCGGGCTTGGAACTGCTGAAATGGAACTCATGGTCTGGAACGTAATACTCTCCTTTGCATCAGCACTGCTGATGTTCTGGGTGAAGGCGTCTCACGATGAAGTGAAACGCTTGAGTATTCTTTTGAGCAAAACTCGTGAAGAGAATGCTGAGAAATACGTAACCAAGTCAGATGTTCACAACGACATTGACCGGGTACTTGCAAGATTAGACCGACTTGAGAGCAAGATTGATGACTTCATGAAGGAGCAACGCAGTGCCCTCGGTTAGCAAGAAACAACACAATTTCATGGCAGCGATTGCAAATTCGCCATCGTTTGCTAAGAAAGTAGGCGTCCCACAGTCCGTGGGCAAAGAATTTTCTAACGCGGACAAGAACCGCAAATTTTCAAAAGGTGGTGATACTATGGCTTCTAAAATGAACCCCGGTATTATGGCGATGATGGCAAAGACAAAAGGCACTAGCAAAATGGCTGGTGGTGGTGCAACATCAATGGGCAAAGTTAAGACTGCGGCTCCTAGCAAAGATGGTGTTGCTGTCAAAGGCAAGACCAAGGGTACGCAAATCAAAATGGCTGGCTCTGGTGTCCCCGGTGGCATTGGTTCCCGCGTGATGAAAAAGGGCGGCAAAACTTGCTGATCTAAGGAGCTATCATGGCAACTGAAATGACTGGGCTTATGGATCAAATTGACAGTAGCTTTAAAAAGCGCGGTCTTGATACGACTCGTGAAGGTAATAACGTCACTGTCCAAGGTGTTAAAAAACCGGACGCCGGTGCGGGTCGTGGCGGTCAAGGTGGCCCTACTGCTAAAGAACTTGCCGATTACGAGCGTAAGCAAAATGCTGGTATTTTTACTGAAGGTAAGAAGATGCCCCCATCTCCCCGTGAGATGGCTAAAGGCGGTTCAGCTTCATCCCGTGCAGACGGCATCGCCCAGCGCGGTAAAACTCGTGGAAAGATGGTGTAATTATGGGAATCGAAATAGGTGATGTATCCCCTTTAGCGGGAATAATTTCGGGCAAAGGCTTAATGGGCGAACTGGCGGCAAAAGGTGGCTTGGGTTTATTGCCTGCTGGAATTGCACGTGACGCACAGTCGAACGATGAAGAGAGGCGCAAAAAGCAAACTGCTGGCGCGTCGTCTGCTCCAGCTACTGCGACCATGAAAAAAGGTGGCAAAGTTTCTTCTGCTTCTAAGCGGGCTGACGGTATTGCTACCAAAGGCAAGACTCGCGGTACTATGATCACCATGAAAGGCGGCGGTTACGCCTGTTAAATTATGATGCCATCCCGTGGTATGGGCGCAATTCGCCCCTCAAAAATGCCCGGCGCTAAGACAAAAGCGCGGCGGGATGACACTGATTTCACCCAGTTCAAAGAGGGTGGTAAGGTAAACGCCGCTGGTAATTACACGAAGCCTAGTCTGCGAAAGCGGATTGTGTCGCAGGTAAAAGCCGCAGCAACGCAGGGCACTGGCGCAGGTCAGTGGTCAGCGCGTAAAGCACAGCTTGTTGCCAAGAAGTACAAGGCGGCTGGCGGGGGTTATCGAGATTGAAAGCGCCTCAAAAATCATTGAAGGATTGGGGCGACCAAAAATGGAGAACCAAAAGTGGTAAAAAATCTTCTGACACTGGTGAAAGATACCTTCCAAGTGCTGCGATCAAAAGTCTCAGCCCTGCTGAGTACGCTGCGACGACCAAAGCCAAGCGGGCAGGAAAAGCCGCCGGAAAACAATTCGTAGCCCAACCCAAAACAATCGCAAAGAAAACAGCAGGGTATAGATAATGGCTAAGACCACCGGAACCACAGCCTTTGATCTTGACATGAACGACCTCATTGAGGAGGCGTTTGAGCGTTGTGGTCAAGAACTTCGTACGGGTTACAACTTCCGCACTGCACGTCGGTCGTTGAACCTGCTGACGATTGAGTGGGCAAACCGTGGTCTAAACTTCTGGACTGTAGAACAGGGCCAGATTCCAATGGTGACGGGTCAGGCTATCTACCCCATGCCTACGGACACAATCAATCTCCTAGACATGGTTATACGCCAGAGTAACGCCACATCTAACCAGATCGACATCAACATCAGCGGTATTTCAGAATCGACCTACATGAGTCTGCCAAACAAGTTGGCACAAGGTCGCCCAATTCAGGTCTGGTACAACCGTCAGTCTGGTCAAGAGAACAGCACTACGGTTACCCTTAACGGAACCATTTCATCTACAGCCACTACAATCACGTTGTCTAATGTGGACGGTTTGACCACTGCTGGGTTTATTAAGATTGATAATGAGACCATTAGTTACCCCAACATAGACCCTGTAAACAACCAGTTGTTAAACTGCGCTCGTGGACAGAATGGCACAACCGCTGCGGCGCATACTACTGGTGCAGCTATAACCGTGCAGAACCTACCTGCTATCAATGTGTGGCCTACACCTAACGCCCCCGGGGATCAGTACATGTTTGTGTACTACCGCATGCGCCGTATTCAGGACGCTGGCTCTGGTGTAACTGTCCAAGACATTCCATTCCGCTTTATCCCCTGCATGGTGGCAGGATTGGCCTATCTGTTGAGCATGAAGTTGCCAGATGTTGATCCAAACCGTGTAATGGGTCTAAAGGCTGAGTATGAACAGCAGTGGGAATTGGCCCAGTCGGAAGACCGCGATACCTCTCCGTTGAGGTTTGTGCCAAGGAATTTGTTCTATGCCTAATCGGTTTGCTTCCGGTAAGCATGCAATTGCTGAATGCGACCGTTGTGCGCAGAGGTACATGCTCAAGGAACTAAAGACACAGGTAGTCAAGACTAAGCCATTTAAGGTCAAAGTTTGCCCCGCATGTTGGGATCCCGATCAGCCACAGTTGCAACTGGGTATGTATCCAGTTAATGATCCGCAAGCTGTGCGTGAGCCGCGCCCCGATGTGAGCTACCAAGTTTCTGGCCAAAGTGGCCTACAGATTTTGCTAACGGACAGCACCACTCAAGATGGGTTTGGTTATCCAGAGCAAGGTAGTCGAGTCTTTCAATGGGGATACAACCCTGTTGGTGGTGCAAGTGGGTTTGATACACTTTTAACGCCAAATAACTTGGTGTTAGCGATAGAACTTGGTACAGTTACGGTTACAACGACATAAGGAGTCGAACATGGACAAAGCAGATTTGAAACAAGACAAGAAGATGGTAGCTGGAGCCGTGCACAAGCACGAGAAGAAGCTGCATCCCGGTCAGCCTATGACCAAATTGGCCAAAGGCGGTAAAACCAACCTGCAAATGAAGCAGTTGGGTCGTGGTCTAGCCAAAGTGGCTAACCAGAAGAAGTCTTCCTTCACCTACAAAAAAGGCGGTTGATATGGCAACTTTTAGCAAAAAAATGATGGGCAAAGAAGTTGGTGATGCCAGCGTCTATGCTCCGCCCCACAACATGAATGGCGAAGCGGGTGTGGACATCAAGAACAGTGGCTATAACGGTGGCAATCGTTTAACCGCCAATGATGTAAACATGTCTGTTGGTAACATCAGTCGTGATCCATACAAAGAACCAAAGACCTCTGGTATTAAAATGCGCGGTACTGGCTGTGCTACCAAAGGCGTGATGTCACGAGGCCCAATGGCTTGATATGAATTACATTGAACTGTTCAATACTATTCAGTCGTATACGGAAAATACCTTTCCGGACTTTACCGCTTCTAACAGCGATACGGTTACGCCTACTGAACAGATCAATCGGTTCATTGAACAAGCTGAATTACGCATCTATAACACGGTGCAGTTTCCGTCTCTTCGCAAGAACATGACTGGCAACATCACGTCAGGTAACAAGTACCTCAAAGCTCCGGATGACTATCTTGCTACATATTCTTTGGCTGTGATAGATGCGTCTGGTAACTACGAGTACTTGTTAAACAAAGACGTAAATTACATTCGGCAGGCATTCCCCAATCCGACTACAGATACTGGGATTCCAAAGTACTATGCGTTGTTTGGCCCCTCTGTGCAAAGCAGTGTCATTACAAACGAGTTGACGTTTATTCTTGGCCCAACACCTGATGCGGCGTATACAGCGGAACTGCATTTCTACTACTACCCTGTGTCTATTGTGCAGGCGGTGATCTCATCTTTTGGGACACTGACAGGTGGTTCTGGCTACACCAATGGTCTGTACTACAACGTGCCGTTGACGGGCGGTAGTGGCTCTGGCGCTTATGCAGATATCACTGTAAGTGGCGGCGCTGTAGTAGGAGTTGTTATCCGCAACGGTGGGTGTTTGTACAAAGTAGGCAATGCGTTGTCAGCGGCAGTGGCTGATATTGGCGGTACAGGGACTGGGTTTTCTGTTCCCGTAGCTACAGTGTCAAACGTAACTGGCACTTCATGGCTGGGCGATAACTTTGACACAGTGCTCTTGTATGGCTCACTGGTTGAGGCTTATACCTACATGAAGGGCGAAACAGATATGCTTGCCCTATACGATGGCAAATACAAAGAAGCCCTTGCACAAGCTAAACGTTTGGGTGATGGTATGGAGCGTCAGGATGCCTATCGTTCTGGTCAATATAGACAGGCGGTGACCTGATGGCTTTCACAGGTAATTACTCCTGCAACACGTTGCGGACTGGCTTGATTAACGGGACGTTGAATTTTTCAACTGACACGTTTTATTTGGCGTTGTATACCAATTCTGCTACTTTGAATCAGCTTACGACAGCTTACACCTCTGATGGTGAGACTTCCGGCGGCAATTATGCGGCTGGTGGGCTGGTAGTGACGGCGACAGTGAATACTGCGCTTAGTTCAAACAGCAGTACTATTTACGTTAACTTTTCCAGCCCAGCGTGGACTGGTGCTATTACGGCTCGTGGCGCGTTGATTTATAAAGCCGGAGCTAATGGCGCTGTTTGTGTTCTGGACTTTGGGAATAACATAACATCGACTGGCACTTTCACTGTAACGATGCCTGCTAACACTAGCTCGGCTGCACTCATTAGACTTGTATAGGAGAAAACATGGCACTGGTCACAACCACCAAAGGCGAAATGGA